ATCTGCTACTACATCACAACAAGGTGCACAAGCTTCAAATTCTTCTGCTCAACAATCAGCAGCAGGGGCAACTACTTCACAACAAGGTGCTCAAACATCAGCAGCATCAGCAACAATTTCAGCAGCATCGGCTTCTGCCGCAAATCAATCAGCACAAACTTCACAACAAGGTGCTTCAACTGCACAAAGTGGTGCATCTACAGCACAAACTGGTGCTCAACAAGCAGCAGCAGGGGCAACATCAGCTCAGCAAGGAGCTGCATCAGCACAAAGCGGTGCACAAGCTTCAAATGCTTCTGCTCAACAATCAGCAGCAGGTGCTTCAACAGCTCAACAAGGAGCTTCAACTGCACAAAGTGGTGCAGCTACAGCACAACAAGGGGCACAATCTGCAGCAAGTTCCGCAACAACTTCAGCAGCATCAGCAACAACTTCAGCAGCAAGTGCATCAGCTGCAAATCAATCAGCACAAACTTCACAACAAGGTGCTTCAACTGCACAGAGTGGAGCTTCAACTGCACAAAGTGGTGCCACATCAGCTCAACAAGGTGCTGCATCAGCACAAAGCGGTGCACAAGCTTCAAATGCTTCTGCTCAACAATCAGCAGCAGGAGCCACATCAGCTCAACAAGGAGCTGCATCAGCACAAACTGGAGCACAACAAGCAGCAGCAGGAGCCACATCAGCTCAACAAGGTGCACAAGCTTCAAATTCCTCTGCTCAACAATCAGCAGCAGGAGCAACATCAGCACAACAAGGTGCTCAAGCTTCAAATTCTTCTGCTCAACAATCAGCAGCAGGGGCAACATCATCACAACAAGGTGCACAAACATCAGCAGCATCAGCAACCACTTCAACAGCAGCATCACAAACTTCTAACCAGCATGCACAAGCTTCAAATTCTTCTGCACAACAATCTTCAACATTAAGATCACAAAGCTCAACATTAAACTCGCAAAGCTCAACATTAAGATCACAAAGTTCTGCAATATCCTCTTCAACAAATTTAAGAGCAGATGGAATACAAGCAATACTATCAGGATCTTTGGGAAATAATACATCAGTTGTAAACATACCTAATATTATGGCAACAGGATCTGGTACAATTGCAGGATGGACCATAGATACTGATTCAATATATGTTGGTACTAAAGATACTAGTGGATTTACAAGCGGCAACGGTCACATGACAATATCTTCAACAGGTGCAATACACGGACCAAAATTTTATATGGATAGTTCTGGTAACATGGCAATGGAAGGAACTGTTACAGCAACTGCTGGTGCTATAGGAGGATTTACAATTGCAAATAATGATATTACTGGTAGTGGTGGAAAATGGGTTACTAGTAATGTAGTACTTGATGACTTCAATATTGGAGGTGGACAGGATTATAATGTAACAAAAAGAGTAGAGCTCCTTCCAAGTAACATACTAATTCGTACTTATATAGGTCATCCATTGGCAACGGACGGAATTGACGCGTCAAGAATAATTTTTAATGCTGCTGCTACAGCATCATTTTCCTACTCTGATGGAGAAACTATTCAAAGGATTAATACTGCCAAATTGAGAACAGAGAACATAGAATTTGGAAAATATAATACTAGTGATGTTTTCTCCAGCAAAAGCCTGTTTATAGGAGTTGGTGGTGGTAGTGTAGCATCAATTAGAAATAATATTAATGATGCATCTAGTGCATATTCAATTATGAAGCCAGATAGTACTAATGCAGCTTGGATAGTAGGACAAAAGATGGAGGTAAGGAGTGTTGTCGCATCAACAACTGCAATGACTAACTCATCGTATAGGTTTAGTGTTGTTGGAACTTCATATCTCTCTGATGATGTTAGATTAGGTACTGCGTTAGGTGTTGGTGTAGCTGCTAATGCTACAAACGGCACAATATACGCTAGTAATAATATAGTTGCATATTCTTCTGATAAAAGACTTAAAGAAAATGTTAAGACAATAAAGAATCCATTAGAAAAAGTACTCGGTTTAGAGGGAGTGATATTTAACTGGAACGAATTAGCAGAAAAGGAAGCAGGTTTTGATAGGAAAGAAAGCCAAGCAGGATTATTTGCACAAGATTTACAAAAAGTATTACCAGAGGCTGTCAAGATAGCACCATTCGATTCAGATCCATCAGGATCGTCAATTTCTGGTGAGAAGTATCTAACAATACAGTATGAGAGAGTTGTACCGTTATTAGTAGAATCTATTAAAGAAATGAGCTTATTAGTTAGTAGTCTTGAAGACAGAATTAAAAAAATAGAAGGTAATAAGTAATGGCTGCTGATCCAAAACTTATAACAATAGCAAATAATGGTACTAGTAATTCACTATACTATACATTTTCTAAATCAGCTGATGACGACGGCAGTGGTGGTGATGCATATTCAATACGTTGGTCTGTTAATTCTAATATGTCATCACCAACTACTCAAGCAGATTATATAAATGCTACAGGCGCAAGTTCCTACACCGGAACAACTCCAACAACTTTATCAGCTCTTACACAATATTATTTCCAAGTTAGATTTAAAGATAGTTCAACAAGGACAAACTCAAATTGGGTAGATACTGCTGGTGAAGATTATGCAACAACTAGTGCTGGAGGACCGGACGCCCCGGGCCCACCAACTGGCTCTAGTGTTACCTTTGAAGAAATAGGTCTTACTTGGCCTGCTGTTTCGGGTGCAACAGGATATAAGTTATATTGGGGCGAAGGCACAGGTGACCCATCAGGAAATGAAACATCTGTAGTCGCCGGGTCCCCTCCAACAAGAATAATTGATGGCTTAGATGAAGCACAAAATTACAGTTTTCGTGTTAAGACAGTAGACAGTGGTACGGATTCTGATTTTGGGCCAACATATACTCAGTCGACTAAATGGGAGGATGAGGCAACTATTTTTGTTAATAATGGCGTCGGAAATGACTATGAGTCTAATACTATTACTTGGACTGTTCCTACATCTGATGCAGGAGGTGATTCATCACAACTATATGGTGAAATAAATGATACTAGTCCAGATAACTTAATAAGTACACAGTCAGGAACTGGTGCTAAGACTTATCACCACGCTAGTTTGACTTCGGGTGGTACATATTCCTATCAGTTGAGAATATTCTTAGCCAATCATAATGATTTCTATAGTACTAATCAGGTTGTAACAGTAACTAATGCTGCTGAACCAGTAATAACAAATGTCTCATTTTCAAATATAGGAGATACAACAGCTACTGTAACTTGGACAGATAATAATGCTTTAAGCTTTAAATATTTAGTCACAACAACTTCGTATTCGAATAGCACCTACAATTTTAGTCAGCATATGTCAACAACCGGTGTAAATACGAATAGTAACACAGCTAATTTAACTGGCTTAACTGAAAATACTGCTTACAAATTTTATATTAATCCATATCAATACACTAACAATGGTTTTCCTATAGGTGATACCTATGGTTTTGGTAATGATCCACCTGGGTATCAAACTTTCACAACATCAGCAGAAACTCCAGATGCACCAGGGACAATATCTATTACTGCTAAAACTGACACAACAATCAATACTTCATGGAGCGCAGTCAGTGGAGCAACAGGGTATAAGCTATACTACGGTACCTCTAGTAATCCAACTAGTCCTGGAACAACTCAATCAGGAACAACAAAAAACTTTACAAGTTTAACAGCTGCAACAACATATTATATAAGAATCAAGGCATATAATGCTGGTGGTGATTCAGGATATAGCCCACAAACAACAGCAGATACAGCAACTGTAGATCCAAGTATACCAGTAGCAGCATCAAATTCTGATCCAACTGAACAAGTGATTACTTGGCCAACACCAGCAGGAACACATACTTCATATTTATACGGTACAGGTAATAATTCAACAACTCAATTAGCAGCAATAGCAGTAGGTAATACAGAAACATATACACAGGCTACTACTCCCGGGTCAACATACTATTATAGAACAAGAACAGTAACAACTAACCACAATAGTTTATATAGTGATTATAGCGCACAATTAACTGCTACTGCTGCTAGTGTAACACCACAAACTAGTATAACTTATATTGCACTATCAACTTCTACAGTTTTACTTCTTTGGTCAAATCCAACGTACTCTGATAGAATGTATCTTTACACAACTGCAGGGTATGCAGTGACAGTTCCAGATTACGAAACTGGTACTTCTCGTACATTCGGCGATGGGGATAAAGTATTGGGAAGTACTATTGCTCTTGGGCAAAATGATGGATTCGCACTTAAATTAAAAAATTATTATGATGGTCATTATAGTGCTTATTCATCTGACTTTAATGTATATACAAACCCAGGACCTGTAACATCATTTGCTGCTTCTGATTTAAGTGACACAGAAATAAATTTAACATGGGCAGAACCAACAATGGGAGCAGATGGTCTTACACAGTATTATTTAATAAAATTTAGAATAGATAATACAGGTAGTTGGACTACTATAACATCTACTGCTACTGGAACATCATATACACATACTGGCTTAACACAGGGAACTGCATATTATTACCAAATCTACACAAGTACAGGTGCACTTGGTCCGTCGGGGGGTCTTAGTACTGTTGAAACTGCAAATGATACAACACAAACAGGACCAGATCCTGTAGCAGGAGATGCATTAGGTTTAGGTGCATTAGGACATGCAACAGGAGTTAATGGAAACGCAACATCCCAAACTAGCTTTAGTGCATGTAATGGTGGCAATACATCTGAGATTTCATTTCGAGATTTTTATGCAGGTTCAGTTGGAACTTTGACAGGAGCATCAGCTGTTCTTTACAATAATAGTACAACAATCACAGCAAATTTTAGTAATAAAGGGACTTTATTCAATTCTAGAATAGGTAGTGTAGCTGGTAATTTTACATGGACCAGAAGTAATACAAACATATCAATAGCCAATGCTTCAGATTACACAGCAGTAATAACAGCAGAAGTAGGTGGTAATTCTACAAGTGTATTAACAATGACATATGCTGGTAGATATAATACACATTCTAGCATTCCTAACCAATCTAGAAATAAAACAATTACATGTGTTGGAGGAGGACCTTAAATTTTTTTTATTTTTGAAAATCATGAAAATATATATTAACATAACAACATTTAAACAAAAGGAGAACAACAATGGCAGTATCTAAAAACGTACGCATTCCCGGAACTTTCAGACTTGAAGTAGGCAATCATTCATGTGTTCATGAAGATCCTGAAGGAACTTGGGGCGGCGGATACGAATCCGGCTCTGTTGAAGATTATCTCTCTAAAAGTAAGATGTGTGTAGTAGAAGCACCAAATGGTGGTGATGACTTTGAAATGGAATGTTTCATAGTTGCACAAAACTTCTTTACAGGCTTTCCGTCTTATACTGGAGATAAAAACGCAGAAGGCTGCAAAGTCTATGTCGAAAAATAGGAGACAGAAATGAAAACAACATTCAATGAAATAGTAGAAGTTGTTTTGCATCATGAAGGTGGATATGTAAATGATCCTAAAGATCCCGGTGGTGAAACAAACTATGGAATATCTAAGCGTTCTTATCCAGATGTAGACATCAAAAACCTCACGGAAGATGGAGCAAAAGATATTTATAGAAGAGATTACTGGAAAAAATATCGCTGTGATGAACTTTCCGAAGACCTCCGACACATATATTTTGATATGTGTGTTAATATGGGTGCTGGACGCGCGACTAAGATCATGCAAGAAACAGCAAACGCTAAAGGAGCTAATCTAAAAATAGACGGAGGTATGGGACCAATGACAATTGCAGCGATGCAAAATGTAGAATTGAATCGAGTTAGGGCGTATAGAGTTAAATACTATGCGAATCTTATTGTAAGAAAACCTGACTTAGCGAAATTTTATTACGGATGGTTCAATAGAAGTTTAGAAGTTTAGGAGAAATATAATGGCACTAGAAGATGCAATAACACCTGAGATAAAACCACTCGGAAGCCCAACAGGAAGATTTGATCACTCACCATTAGGAATGACTACAGGGGACGTCACTTTAGAGGACTTAACTTTAGCAGACACACTAGCAGGTGAAGGAGCAAAAGTAACTGGTATACCTGGACAAGATCCAGAAAAAAGTTATTCTCCTGTTGGAAGGCATAGTCAAGAATCTACAACATTTGGAACAGGAACACCTGCTGCTTTAAGCAAAAACGACCCGTTTGGCGATCTTTAGAAGATCCATGCCAGACTATATTAAAAAGCTCGTTAATGAAGCAGTATACGGTGTAGACTGTTTAGTTTTAGATAATGGTACAATAGATGATTTCTTAAGTTGGAGAAAAACACTTAATGAAGAAAGTCAAGTACAGGGCGTGTATTCAGACGAAGGTTTATATGACTTCTACTCTGGATTCAGTGATTACAAAAGAATATCAAAATCCAATGCAGCAAAAGTTCTTGGCTGGTCAGTTGTAGATTATATACTTTCTGATACAGCAGAAGACCCTTTTTATCAAATGGATGAATTTATGGACGATCAAACTGGAAGAGCAGATACTGTATCGTATGGTGGAACAGTTGTTACAGGAGATAAAACCTTAAATAGGGGTGACTATAAGTGGATGAGAGAAATGGAAACAATCATTGATGCAATTGGTTGGCAAATTGTAGACTGGATTGGCTGTGGACCTGATAGAAAAAGTAAAGTTGTTATAATACCTTCAAAAGATCAAACAACAATGTCAGGTAAAGTGAATGAAGATATTATAATGCGTATTCAGTTTAATGAGACTATTAAAAAGGTTGGTGACAAGTATGCAGTTTATCCTAAAAAGGGCGGAAAAAGATTAGGAACTCATAATTCCAAGAAAAAAGCATTAGCACAACTTAAAGCAATTGAAATTTCAAAACATGAAATAAAAGAGCAAGAGAATAATATAAAAAAAATAGTTGCTGTATATCCTGGTAGGTTTCAACCATTTGGCCCACATCATAAAGAAACATATAATTTTTTAAAAAAGAGATTTGATGATGTTTATGTAGCAACTAGTAACAAACAGGGTGGTAATAGACATCCAATGAGTTTTTCACAAAAAAAGAAACACATGACGAAAATGGGGATTCCATCAAAATCAATAGTGCAAGAAAAACAACCATATATACCTAAGGGTTTACTATCAAAGTATGATTCTGAATCAACTGCAGTGGTCTTTGCAGTAGGTGCGAAGGATGAAGGAAGACTCTCAAGTGGTAAGTATTTTAAGAAATATAGAAAAAATTATATGAGATTAAAAGGGTATGAAGAACAAGGTTACACATTACAAGCACCACATGTTTCTGTAAAAGTCGGAGGACAAGAAGTAAGTGGTACTACTATGAGAAAACTTTTAGGATCAGAAAAATATGATTTAAAAATAAAAAAGAAATTTTTCAAAAAAATGTTTGGTTACTTTGATCAAAAAACATTTGACTTATTTGTCACATCATTTAAAGAGAGCATAACAAAAAAGCCCTTAATATCAGAAGGGGGAGCTTATGGACACATGGCACATCCATTTGATGATTATGCATTAACGTTTGGAGAACTAAAAGACATAATTGACTTAGGGTTACAAGGTACGTTAGATAAAGAAGAAGCTATCACTGAAAAATTAGATGGACAAAATATAATGATCTCATGTATAAACGGAAAGGCAGTCGCAGCTAGAAATAAGGGTGACTTAAAAAGAGGCGGCATGAGTTTAAAGGGTATACAAGTAAAATTTAAAAATCATATTAAAACTGTTAGGGATGCATTTGTTTTTTCAATGAGAGATATTTCAAATGCAGTTGAAAAAATGTCTAAAAAAGATCAACTAGCTTTATTTAATGATGGTAAAAATTGGGCAAATATAGAAATAATTTACCCAGAAAATAAAAATGTTATAGATTACGATGGTGGTGCAACAATAGTTTTTCACGGAATATTAAAGTATAATGAAGCGTGGATACCTTCAGGTGAAGTAAGATCAGGAGGCAAAAGAATTGCAGACATTATTAATAAGGTGAACAAAGGAATACAAACAAAATTTGCATTTAAAGGACCAAATGTAATAAAGCTGCATAAGCCAAAGAACTATGGGAAGCTAAGACAAAAATATATTGGATCTTTGAATAAGTTACAGAATATATATAGACTGAAGGATAGTGATGAGCTATCGTTATATCATCAACATTTTTGGTTAGAGTACATATTAAATGGTGGAAATTCCACTGATTATCAAAACATGCCGGATAATGTTCTTTATTCTTTAATGAAAAGATGGGCATTTTCTGATAAAAGTTATAAAATGACAGAAATTAATAAATTAAAAGATGATTATCCTAAATTTGTTGATTGGGTAAGATCAACTGAAAAGATGGATCATGCAAATATGTTAAAGTCAAATATGAAACCATTTGAAGAAATTTTCTTCGGAGTAGGTGCAGAAATATTATCAAATGCTAGTAATTATCTAAGTGCAAATCCAGAAAAAACTGCTAAAAAACTAAGGGATGATTTAGATAAAGCTTCAAAATCATTATTAGCAAAGAAAGATTTTTCAAATATAGATAAATTAAAAGCACAATTAAAAAAATTAAAAGCAATGCCAAATTTATCAAAAGCAGCGCCAACTGAAGGCCTTGTATTTAAGTACAATGGTAAAATATTTAAATTCACTGGATTTTTCGCACCAATTAATCAAATCTTAGGATTAGAAAAGTTTTCAAGGTAATAATGAATAACGAAGATAGAGCACTAAAAAATATACTTTCAGGCCAACCGGTTGAAAAACGAGTAATGGTTGGATATGAAGGCAAAAAGAAAAAGCCAGGTGATAAAAAAAGTCACCTAACAGATATAATGGCACAAGCTAGAATGCCGTGGTTTTGTCCAGATTGTAAAAAAGTAATGAAGAAAAAATTAGACAACAAAATGTGGATGTTATTTGGTCATTGCTTTGAATGTCAAATTGAAGAAGAACATGAAATGAGGACAAAAGGTATTTTTAAGCAGTGGGAATCAAAAAAAGTTTTAACAAATAAAAAAAGTATAATTAAGACACAAATAGCTGAAATAAAAGAATTTATTAATATAGGTGATGTAGAAGTAGTAGAACCTGTCAATGTAGACACAGGGTATGTACACGTAGAAAAATATGAACTAGATGATAAACTTAAAAAAGAAGCAGAAGATGCACTAGTATCATTAAATGCTGCTCTTACAAACATAAATAAAACAATAAAGAAATTAAATGTCGAACTCGAAGCAAATTAGAGAGGGAATAAAGCAAGAGTACGTTAAGTGTGCTCTAGACCCAATATACTTTATGAAAGAATATTGTTATATTCAACATCCTGTTAAGGGAAAGATAAAGTTTGGCTTATATCCATTTCAAGAGAAAACGCTTGAAGCACTAAAAGATAATGACTATAATATTATACTGAAGGCAAGACAGCTAGGTATATCTACACTATCTGCAGGTTACTCACTGTGGTTAATGAATTTTCATTTAGATAAAAATATCTTGGTAATTGCTACTAAACAAGAAGTTGCAAAGAATCTGGTAACAAAAGTTAGAGTTATGCATAAAGAATTACCAAATTGGCTCAAGCAAGGATGTGTAGAAGACAATAAATTATCGTTACGATATAATAATGGTTCACAAATAAAAGCAATATCATCTACAGGTGAAGCAGGCCGTTCAGAAGCATTATCATTATTAATAATTGATGAAGCTGCATTTATAAAAAATATTGATGAAATATGGGCAGCATCTCAACAAACATTAGCAACTGGTGGTAAATGTATTGCACTATCTACACCAAATGGTATGGGAAATTGGTTTCATAAAACGTGGTCTTCTGCAGAGACAGGAGAAAATAATTTTAATTTTATTAAATTACACTGGACTTTGCATCCTAATAGAGGCCAACAGTGGAGAGATGATCAAGATGCATTATTAGGCCCTGATATGGCAGCACAAGAATGTGATTGTGATTTTATTAGTTCAGGACAAACTGTTATACCTGGTGCTATTTTAAAAGAATATCAAGATAATTTCGTACAAAAATATGTAGAAGATAGATATAGTGGAAACATGTGGATATGGAAGCAACCAAATCCAAATAAGAAATATCTATTAAGTGCAGACGTTGCTAGAGGGGATGGTGCAGATTATTCTGCATTTCATGTTCTAGACTTAGAAACTTTAGAACAAGTTGCAGAATATAAGGGGAAAGAAGACACAACAAGATACGCAAGTATACTAATGTCTGTGGCTACTGAATATAATGATGCACTTCTAGTAGTAGAAAATAATAATGTTGGTTGGGCTGTTTTACAATCATTAATTGATAGAGATTATAAAAATCTCTTTTGGATGAAGAAAGATTTAAAATATGTTGATGCAAACAAACAGTATACAAACAAATATAGAAATGAAAACAAATATATGGTTCCTGGCTTTACAACCTCTATGAAAAGCAGACCATTGATAATAGATAAATTGGCTCAATTTATAAGGGATAAGTCAATTAAAATAAATTCAATAAGATTGGTGGAGGAATTATTTGTTTTTATATTTAATAATGGGAAACCGGAAGCTCTTAAAGGCTATAATGATGATTTAGTTATGAGTATGGCAATAGGACTTTGGATTAGAGAGACTGCGCTAAAACTACATGCAGAAAATATTGCTTTACAAAGAGAGACAATGAAAGGTATAGATGCCAATACAGGTGTCTACACAATAGAGGAAGAAGAAGACTACGGTTGGAAACAACATGTAGGCGACAAAAAAGAATCACTAACTTGGTTAATATAATATGGCAAAACAAGATACATTTTTCGATAGAATTCAACGATTATTTTCATCAAACGTTATTGTAAGAAATATTGGTGGAAGAAAACTCAGAGTTGTAGATACAGATGAGATACAAGCAGGGTCAAGATCCTTAATGGATAGGTACCAAAGAATGTACTCAACACAGGGCTCTGGTGGTTACATGCAATTTGCAGGTGAGCTAGCAAAAGCACAAAGGCTTGCATTATTTAGAGATTATGAAGCAATGGATGATGATTCTATTATTTCCTCTGCATTAGATGTTTACGCAGATGAATCAACTATGAAGTCTGAATATGGCAATGTCTTAGAAATACAGTCAAATAATTCACAGATACATGAAATACTTCATAATCTTTTTTATGATATTTTAAATATAGAATTTAATTTATGGCCCTGGATAAGAAATCTTGTTAAGTACGGCGACTTTTTCTTACATTTAGAAATTAAAGAAAAGTATGGTATTATTAATGTAGCACCGTTTTCGCCCTATGATATGTCAAGAATAGAAGGATATGATCCTGACGCTCCCCACGCAGTAAAATTTATAATGGATGCTACAGATCCTGGAGGTGGCGGTGGAAGAGTAGCTAGAACTGAATTTGAAAACTTTGAAATGGCACACTTTAGAATGCTATCAGACTCAAATTATATACCTTATGGAAAATCAATGATTGAAGGTGGTAGAAAAGTTTGGAAACAATTAGCTCTTATGGAAGATGCTATGTTAATTCATAGAATTATGAGAGCACCTGAAAAAAGAATTTTTAAGATCGATATTGGTAATTTACCACCAAGCGAAGTAGACAGCTATATGAAACGTATTATGGATAAGATGAAAAAAGCACCTGTTGTAGATGAGCAAACAGGACAATATAATCTTAAATACAATATGCAAAACATTACAGAAGATTTTTATCTTCCTGTACGTGGTGGTGATAGTGGAACTCAGATAGAATCTCTTCCGGGTTTAACATATGAAGCTGTTGAAGATATTGAATATTTGAGAAATAGAATGTTAGCTGCATTAAAAATACCAAAAGCTTTCTTAGGATATGAAGAAGGAATAGGATCTAAGGCAACACTAGCAGCAGAAGATGTAAGATTTGCAAGAACAATTGAAAGAATTCAAAGAATAGTAATAAGTGAGCTTACTAAAATTGCAGTTGCTCATTTATACTCACAAGGATATACAGACGCTGCACTTGTTGACTTTGACCTAAACTTAACAAATCCTTCTACAATTTATGAACAAGAAAGATTAGATCTTTGGGAAAAGAAAAATACAATTGCAAGAGACATGAAGTCAGAAGCATTAGTTTCTAAACAGTGGATATATGATAATGTATTTAATTTTACTTCAGAAGACGTAGAAAAGATAAAAAAAGAAGTAATAGAAGACAAAAAGACAGAGTATAGGTTATCTTCTATAGAAAACGAAGGAAATGATCCTGCCCAACCTGCTCAGTCTGATCAAATGGACAGCTCACCTAGAAAAAAGAAAAAGGAAGATGAAGATAATAAATCAACCAGGGATACAGAGGATAGAGAAACTTATGGTGTAAGAGATGTATTAGGAAAATATGATTATACACACTCTCAAAAGAAGGATAATACAGGTAGTATAACACATAAGCATAGAAAAAGTCCATTAGCATTAGCACATTTTGATAGAATGAAAAAAGAGTTTGAAAACAAAGAAAAGAAAATGTTAAATGAAGTTGAGGATATCGAGAATAAGCTAGAGAATAAAAATAATGGCAAAAGCAAATAACTTTATATTTATAAACGATAACTTAGCTAAGGGTTTAAATGAAGCATTCTAAATACAGAAATACAGGGCTTTTATTTGAATTGCTGACAAGGCAAATTACTACTGACATTTTGAATAATGAAAGCAGTTCTAAGGCATCAGCAATATTAAAAAAGCATTTTAATAAGAAGTCACAACTTTTTAAAGAAAATCAACTTTTCAATGTTATACTTGAATCTAAATTTAAAGATGAAAATAAAGCTAGCCACCTTATAGAAACAACACAAAAGGCATATTCAAAAGTTGTCAATCAGAAAGCTATTAAATTAGAAAAATATAACTTAATAAAAAGCATAAAAGAAAATTTTAATTTAGAAGATTTTTTCAAGTCTAGAGTAACAAATTATCGACTACTTGCGGCTATACATAATGTTATATCTGAAAATTATGATAATCCAATTGCAACTTCTAAGAGTCATTTTACACTTCTAGAATATATGACAAGGAAGTCAGAAACAAAAGAAACAGAGATACTTCAGGCACTTAGAAAAGAAAATAAAGATTTAAGACACATAGCATACAAAATTTTAGTAGAAAAATTTAATAATAAGTACAAATCACTTTCAAAAGAACAAAAAGATGTTTTAAGAGAGTATATTAATAATATAACAAACTCTACAGGACTTAATGACTTCTTAGAAGGTAAATTTAAAGATATATCATTTAATCTTAAAAAACTTTTACCAAAAATTGATAATAAGGTAATTAAAATAAAAATTAAAGAATGTATTAATCTTGTTAATCAAACAAAAATTAAAACTAACGAATCAACAAGAAGCGTATTAAAACTAATGAGATTCTATCAACTTTTAGGGGATATAAAAAATGCAACTAGATAAGTTAAAAGAGTTTATAAGAGAGTTAATTAAAAAAGAATTAGCAGAAGCTAATACTACAGCTAGTGTAGGTGGATCTTATGGTACTCCTAATGCATTTTCTAAAAAAGAAAAAGAAGAAGAAGAATTAAAATTATCTGATGGCATGGAGGTTGTTAAAGAAAACTACTATGCTTGGAGAAATGATGAGTCTATATCAACAAAACAAAAACTAGCTAAGTCTATGACAGAAATTAGAGATGGCATAGTAATGCTAGAAAAAGCAGTAAAATATAATGTTAAGCTCAAAACAGAAATGAAATTTCAATCTGAAGATTATATGAAAAGAACTAAAAATGCTCTTGGAAAAATATCAGAAAAACTTTTAAGACTTTCAACAAGAGTAAAGGACATGATATAATGGATAAAAAATTATTAGTAAATACGATCCCTTTTGAAATATCAAGAGAAAAGATTCAAGAGTCCATAAATACTAACGGCAAGCTTGTTGTCAAAGGTGTTTTACAAAGAGCAGAATCTAAAAATCAAAATGGAAGAGTTTATCCTAGGGAAATTCTTGTAAGAGAAGCTAAAAAATATGCGTCAGAATTTATCAAA